GGAATCTACTTGAAAAAATGGCCCTCAAATATCAGGACCTAATTACAGAATATTATGATATACTAGCCAGAGATGCCTTTAACATTCAAGAACACAGACTTGAAATGAAAACCGAATGTACTATTCGTTCTGGCTTTTTCTCTGGTAAAAGAAGATATGCTCAATACATCACAAAGAAAGAAGGTATTGAAGTAGAAGACATTGACGTTAAGGGACTGGATTTTATGAAATCAAATTTCCCACCATTATTTAAAAAGTTCTTTAACGAAATACTTAATAAAATCCTGTTTGGTGCTACAAGAAATGAAATCGACCAAGAAATTTTAGAATTCAAAAACAGCTTAGATACTCTACCACTTGAATTACTTGGTAAACCAACAGGAGTAAAAGACATAAAAAAATATATTGAGCGCCCTCCAGGCGCTGGAAATATATTTACCACGCTTAAAACAGGAGCTCCTGTAAACGTCAAGGCAGCTGTTCGTTATAACGATTTCCTTAAATTTAAAGGATTAGACAAACAACACTCCCAAATTGTTCAGGGAGATAAAATTAAATGGGTTTATCTAAAAGATAATCCTTACAAAATTGATACAATGGGGTTTTTAGATTTTGATTTCCCAGAAGAAATTCGTAAATTTATAGAACATTACATTGATCGAGATAAAGCATTCGATTCAATTTTAAAAAATAAATTAGAGTCATTTTACAAAGACCTTGATTGGGGTAATTTGACACTTAATACACATGTTAATACATTTTTCTCATTCTAATGACAGATAAAAGAGTTATAGACCAATTTATTTCAAAGTATCACTTAGGAGGTGCTATTGAAAGAGTTAAGTGGGTTTCTGATAAGGAATCCCTTAAAGCAGATTTTATAAACGATTCTCAAAACCTAGTAGGTAGTGTAATATCTAAAAACTTTAAGTTCCCTGTTGGTGAATTTGGGATTTATAGTACATCTACCCTAAGTAAAATGCTTGGGGTTCTTGAGAATGAAGTTATGTTTGAAGTACAAAAGGAAGGAGGTACCCCTACCAGGTTTAGTATAGGTGATACTGCTATGGACGTTAAATTTAACCTAGCGGACCCCCAAGTAATCCCTAATGTACCCAATATTAATAAAACAGAAGGTGATATAGATGTGGAATTAGACGAAGAGTTTACTACACGTTTTATTAAATCTAAAGATGCAGTAGGTGAAGAAATATTTTATGTTTCTACTCAAGATGGGTTTACCTCAAAAGAAGTAAAATTTACTATTGGAAATAACACATCTAATTCAGTATCGTTTGCAGCTACTATAGATGATAGAAGTCCTGATGTAGAATTAGATAATATTCCCTTTAACGCAGACTTAGTAAAAGAAATATTTAAACATAATAAACGTTTCGATTTTGGGTGGTTAAAAATAAATCCAAAAGGATTAATGACTTTTGCATTTAAATTTGGAGACCTAGAAACTAATTATTATCTTGTAAGAAATCAAAATCAATAATAAATGGAAAATATCCCAATTACACCGTTAGCTGATCGAGTGTTGATCCAACCGATTGAAGCCGAAGAATCAACCTACGGGAACATTGTCGTTCCTGATATGGGTAAGGATCGTCCCGACTTTGGTAATGTATTAGCAGTTGGTCCTGGCCGTTATGACAATAATGGTAATTTAGTTCCTATGCGTGTTGAAGTAGGCCAAAAAGTTATTATGCCTAAATATGGGGCAAATACCGTAGAAATTGAAGGCGAAGAATACGTGCTTGCCTCAGAATCAGAAATTTTAGGAGTTGTAAATTAATAAAATATGAGTAAAGTTATTAAATTTGGAGAAGACGGAAGAGGTAAAATCCAAGAAGGGGTTAACCAACTTGCAGATGCCGTCGCAAGTACATTAGGTCCCTATGGCCGTAATGTAATTCTTGGAAATACAATGGGTATCCCCCATTCTACTAAAGATGGTGTCTCTGTAGCTAAAGAAGTTAACCTTGAAGACGCTATTGAAAACACAGGTGCTCAAGTTGTTAGACAAGCAGCTGTAAAAACCGGAGAGCAAGCAGGAGACGGTACTACAACTGCAACAGTATTAGCTAGAGAAATTTATAATCAAGCACTTGACGCTGTAAGTAATCGTTCTAATAATGCTATTGATATCAAAAGAGGAATTGATAAAGCCGTAACTGATATCACCGCAATGCTTAAAGACAAATCCCAAGAGATTTCTAATGAATCTCAACTTAAGCAAGTTGCAACCATTTCGGCTAATAATGATACTGAAATAGGTACCTTAATCGCTGCGGCATTTGATAAAGCAGGCCGTGAGGGTGTCATTACAGTTGAAGAAAGTAAAACACACGAAACTACACTTGAAGTAGTTGAGGGTATGCAATTTGATCGTGGGTATAAGTCACCGTATTTTGTTACAGATAACGGTTCAATGACTTGTCAGCTTGACGAACCTTATATTTTGATGTATGATGGTAAAATCAGTGCTGTAAAGGAGTTATTACCTGTGCTTGAAGGAGTTAGTCAGCAAAATAAATCACTTTTAATTGTTGCTGAAGATATTGACGGTGAAGCCCTTGCGGCAATGATCGTTAATAAAATGAGAGGTATCTTGAAGTGTGCCGCTGTCAAAGCACCTGATTTTGGGGAACGCCGTACAATGGTTCTTGAAGATATGGCTGCACTTACTGGCGGTACTGTTATTTCGAAGCAAAAGGGTATGAAACTTGATAAAATTAGTTTTGATATGCTTGGGAATGCTCGTGGAGTCACTATTAGTAAAGAAGACACAACCATTGTTGATGGAGCAGGTAATGAAGAAGTTATTGAGGCTCGTCTTGATGAAATTAAAAGCCAAATCGAAAAAGCAGAAAGCAACTATGCTCGTGAACAATTACAACAACGCTTAGGTAAATTAGCAGGTGGTGTAGCAGTAATTAACGTTGGTGGTCATACTGAAACCGAAATGAAAGAGCGTAAAGATCGAGTTGATGACGCTGTACATGCTGTAAAAGCGGCTATTGAAGAAGGTATTTTACCTGGTGGGGGGCATGCTTTGCTTTGTGCCTCATATGAAGTTAAAAACGATACTTTAAATGGTGCTCAAGAAATTGGTTATGAAATTGTTCGTAAGGCTGCTCGCAAACCCTTTTACCAGATTCTTTCAAACGCAGGATATAATCAAGAAGATTGCCTTTGGTTAGGTCTTGAATTAAAAGATAATTTTGAATTAGGATGGAATCTAGCAACAGAAAATAAAGTAAATATGTTAGGTGAAGGAATTATTGACCCTACTAAAGTTACACGTTGTGCTATTGAAAACGCCGCGTCAGCAGCAGGTACCCTTCTTACCACTGAGTGTATTATTGTTGATAAACCCGAAGATAAAAATACTAACGAACAACCCATATTCTAATGGATTTATTTGTAGAAAAATATAGACCAAGATATTTAGATGATTTTGTTGGGGATAATACAGTTAGAACTAAAATACAGGAATATCTAAATACAGGTAAACTACAAAATTTACTATTGTTTGGCCCAGCGGGGACAGGAAAAACCTCGCTGGCCAAACTAATAGTAGACCAATTAGGTGCAGATCACCTTTACATTAATGCTTCCGATGAAAGGGGGATCGATACTATTAGAGATAAAATTATCCCGTTTGCTTCTAGCATAGGATTTAATGGATTAAAAATAGTTATACTAGATGAAGCAGATTATCTTACTGCCCAAGCTCAAGCGACTTTACGGAATGTTATTGAAACATTTAGTGAATCCTGTAGGTTCATTTTTACTTGCAATTATCTTGATCGTATTATTCACCCCCTCCAGTCTCGTACTGTGGCTTTTGGAATTACTCCACCTTCTAAAAAAGAAGTTGGTCAACACCTTCTTCATATTTGTGAATGTGAAGAAATTAAATTCACGAAAGAAGACTTAGGACAAATAATTATTACCCACTACCCTGATATTAGAAAAATCCTTAATACCCTTCAAGGTAGTTTAAAAGATAACCAATTAGTACTAGATACTAAATCTCTTAAAAACACTGATTTTGAAAATAAGGTAGTAGAAGGTTTAAAAAATAAAGTTAAAATCAACGATATTAGACAAATTATAGCTGATAGTGGTGCTACACAATTTGAATCACTATTTAGGTGTTTATACGATAATGTTGATGAATATACTACAAACGTAGGTGATGCAATAATTATAATAGCTCAATATCAATATGAATATGGGTTTGTAGTAGATAAAGAAATTTGTATCGCCGCTATGTTAAATAAATTATTAAAGTTATGAGCAAGAATTCTCCATTACAAAGAAAAGAACAATTTGATGAATGGTATAAATGGTTTAACAAAAAATATAACAGATACCATAAAATTAGATTTAAAAAACCAGTTAAAAAATATAACTAATGCAACAGCAACAACAATTTAATATTGATTTTTCCCAAACTACTCCTGTAGTATGTGAAAAATGTGGTCATGAACATTTTACCCAAGTAAGTATAATGCGTAAATTATCCCCTATGTTATCTCCTACAGGTGAACCCGCACTAATTCCTATCCCGGTATATGCTTGTGTTAAGTGTAACCACGTTAATGAAGAATTTTTACCTAATGACACCCTTTGATTTTTTAAAATTAGTACATAATAAAAATATTAAATGGGAAGATTTTAATGAAGATGAGCAAAAAACTTATAACACTTTTATTATAAATAAGGCATTAAGTTTTAATTCTGATTATTTAGATATAATAAATCAAATACAACATTATACTCCTATACCTAAAGAATCTTTTAAATATCTCCAATCTATGACTAATAATAAATTTAAATTTAACAAATGGATAAAGGGTAGTAAGGAAAAATCTTATAACTCTGATTTACTTGTTATAGTAAGTACGTATTTTGAGTGTTCATGCAAGCAAGCTAAAGAATATTTAGATGTTTTGGGGAAGAAAGAGACCAAAACACTTCTTAAACATATAGGGTTACAAGAAAATAGAATTAAACAACTTTTAAAAAAATGAATATAGGAATAATAGGGCAAGGTTTTGTGGGTACAGCTGTAAATGAAGGACTTAAACCCAAATTTAATGTAGAAACGTATGATATTGCTAAAAATTCAACATGTTCTAGTCTAGAAGAAATATGTGAAAAAAGTGATATATTATTTGTTTGTTTACCCACCCCAATGAATCCAGATGGTAGTTGTTCTACCCTTATAGTTCAAAAGGTTTTAAATAAAATTGATAATCTCAATACTTGTGATACAATAGTAGTAAAGTCAACTATTCCACCAGGTACGACTGAAACTTGGAATAAAAAATATAACAATATCCAAATAGTCTTTAATCCTGAATTCTTAACAGAAGCTAATTCTATAGAAGATTTTAAAAACCAAAATAGAATTATAGTAGGAGGACCTAGACCTTCTTCTACTAAAGTAGCTAGAGTATTTAGAAAAGCCTTCCCAAAGGTCCCTATTATAAA